GTAATTCACTTTCAAATGTACCAGTTTCCATCCATATTTTTGTCATTCCATTCTTGGAGGAAAATAATCTTCCGACAATCTTATCAGCTATTATCCCCTCTGCTGTAAATGCACTTGTAAAATCCCAATCCTTTCCGTCTGGAGTTCTTTGTTGACTAATTTGTATTCCAGCACTTCCTCCAATCATACACCCATATGTAGTGGAATTAGGATCTAAGTCTTCCCAGATAAATGCTCTTACATCTTGTAATTGTCCAATCTCTTTTTGAGCTTTTAACTTAGCTTTAGTCGCATCTAAAAATCCTTGTATTTCATTTCCTTTTACTGTTCCATTGGAATTTAATATATTATTAATTTTACTTTGTACATCTGCTTGTTCTTTAAAAAAGTTAGAAATAGCATTTCCTAACTCTAAAGATATATATTCTCCTGTAATAAGATCTTCTTCATAATCTATAACTCTTGCTTTAACATCTATATCTAATCCTGGAATATAACACGTTACTGTATCACCTTCATTAACAGTTACTAACTTAATATAATCTTTATAAGCTGTGGTATTGGCCAGATTAATCATATCTATTTTATAATTAACACTTGGCTTGTCTATGCCTTCCTCATAAAGTTTATTACATCTCTTTATTAACTCTGCCCTTGCTTCTTCTATAGTGTTAAATCCTTCTTCATCTGTTTCTGATTCTTTGACCTTAACATCATCAAAATTTATAACTCTCATCTTAGGCTTTGTATATTTATTTATAAGTGGACTATCTACCCAAGGAGTACTACCATCAAGCATTATTCCATTATAGCCAGTTGGAATTATTCTTGTAGCAACTTCCTCGATATTTACATCTTCTTCTATTTCATTAAGATTGTATCCAAACTCAACCCTTACACCATTATCAGATCCAATCTTATCATTGATATAAATATCAAAGTTATCTAAATAAACCTCGCCACCCCATCTATTTAAAAAAGAATTTTCGTCATCTCCAAGAATTGCTTCTACTATGTTTTTTCTTACATAATAAGATGTATTGGCAGTAGAAATATTACTATGTCCAGTAAATCCAGTACCTTCTAGAATTATATTTAATGCTTCTTCTCCATTCTTTAGAGTTGGTCTAACATCTAATAAAACATTATCTATTAAATCAAAAAATAAAGGCCTTGCATAAGCTGTTATGCTATACAAAGACTTTACTACATTAAAAATTCTATAAAGTTTTTTCTTCCCATCTTCTTCAGCAGCTATTACATTTTCATAATCTATATACTTCCATCTTCCAATATCATCTATTGGATGATCTAAAGTAACTAAGTATTCACTAGCTTTATATGTGCATGATATAGGGGCTAATGTAATATCTCCATTCATTTCATAATTTGTATTAGTCTTAAGATATATTTCTATATTATTCACTAGCTTAAGCACCTCCAGTTTGGAATGATATATATTTTAAAGTTACCACTCCATGTAAATGTATTATCTCCTTCTTGTAAGTACATATCTACATAAGAGCCTTTTAAAGCTACATTGTTTATTATTCCATTTCTAAAACATAAGCCTAACTCTGTATTCACTATAACCTCTTGCCCTACATTTATCTGTACTTCCTTACCATTTATATTAAGTTTTAATAACCCTTCTCCTGTTATACGATAAATAGGCTTTGTAACCATCTCATTATTATATAAATATTGTTCTAATTCTCTTTCTTCCATTCCATCAGAAAAATAAACATATGGACTACAAGCAAATATAACTGTAAACTTTCCTAGCCTTTTTAATACTCTTTCTGGTGTATCTATTCTTACTCTTTTAACTTTATAGCACACTTCTAGATCATCACTAAATTTTAATATTTCAGAACCACTGTTAATCCATCTCTTTATTCTTCTAAAGTCATTTTCCCATTCGGAAGGCTTAGAGACAAAATTAAAAGATATAGAAACTTCTATATCTTTATAATACAATTCTCTATATAAAGGTTCTCTACCAGGAATATTAATCTCCTCGTATTGCATTTCTGCAGAAGGTTTTACTGGCCTTGTAACTACATGTAAGTTAAAATCTAAATTTGTTTTATTTCCATATACTACAAAATACTTAGCCATATGTAAAACCTCCCTTTCCTTTCTTATAATTGTTTGTTGATTTACTAATTTTTCTTATTACCTTTTTCGTAGTTTTTTCACTTATAACTTCTTCATCTAACTTTGTAACATTAGTAAGATAAACAACTATGTTCTCTCCTGAACTATTATCAACTATCCCTTTAATATTTCTATACATTTCATTAAGTGGTACTATAGCCTCTGCATTAGATCCTTGACCATTGAATGCATCTCCAACACCAATTCCACCTAATACAGTTGGTGACTTGAATATAGCTCCTTTGTAATACCACTCTACAGATACCTTAGGTATTGATGGAGGAACTAAACTAAACTTACCCGTTATACTAAAGTGAGGTAATTTAAACATTGATATAAACCCATCCCATATACTTTTTATTGAATCAACTATATTTTGAAATGGTGCTGTTATAGAATTCCAAGCATCTTTAATTCCTTGAACCAAATTGTTCCACACATTTTTTATACCTTCTACTGCTGTATTCCATTTATCAACAAAGGATTGCCATAATCCTTTGAAAAAACCTATTGTAGAATTCCAAGCATTTTTTAAGGTTTCAAACATTGTAGTAACTAAATTTCTAAACCACTCACACTTATTCCAAAGAACAACTATCGCTGCAACTAGTGACGTTATTCCAATAATTATTAATGTTATTGGATTTAAATTCATAACAAAGTTTAACGCTGCTTGTGCTGCACTCATAGCATTTGTTGCTACAGTACTTGCAATAGTAGCTGCCTTATGTGCTATAAATTTAGTTGCACTAATACTTGCTTGTACTGCACTTTTAGCAAATGATATGCTTGCTTTCCCTAAACTTAAAACTAAATTTCCTAATGCTTTAGCCCCATTAACAGTTGCATTAACCATATTAGTTCCAACTTTTATAGTAAAGTTTCCTGCTGCTTTTGCAGCATTAATTGCACTACTCCTAAAATTTTTAAATACAGTCAAAGCTTTATCTCCAAATTTTTTCATATCTTTATACACTTTGACCGCATTCCTTAATCCTGCTGTAAATTTACTAACTGCTCCAAGTGCTAAGTTTATTGTAACTATACCGCCCCCTATTCCCGCAATAGTCTTTAATTGTTCTGAACTTAAGCTACTCAATACTTTTGTTATTTTACTTAATCCACTTGCAACCATTTCTGTAACTGGTGCTAAAGCATCCCCCATCTTAATGGCACTATTTTTAATTTCATTTAATGATATTCTGAACTTATTTCCATTAGTGCCACTTATAGTATCAAAGGCCTTATCTGTCGCTCCAACTACATTTCCCATATCAGATAAAACTTCATTAAAAGCTTTACCCGAATCAGTTACTAGTATCATAGCTGCTTTTGCTGCTTCACTACTTCCAAACATATCAGCTAATGACTTCCCATTCGCCTTTGCATTTTTGTCAAGTATACTTAAAACATCTCCAACAGATTTACCACTAGCCATTAGCTCCTGAAAACTTTTCCCTGTCAAGCTTTTAATAGAATCACTTACTTTTGTCCCACTTTTTGAAAGCTCATTTAACATTGAGTTCATATAAGTTGTTGATTCTGCTGACTTAATACCCTTACTTGTCATAAGTGCATATCCTGTCGCTACTTGCTCTAGATTAACACTAGTTGCCTTTGCGGTAGGTATTAATTTACCCATATCAGCCGATAATTCACCAACAGTTACCTTACCTACATTTTGAGTGTTTATTAATATATCAGATACCCTATTTACCTCGCTTGCTTCAAGTTCATATGAATTCATTATAGTAGTTAATAAATCAAGTGACTGGCCTGCTTCTGCAAATCCTGCTTTTGCTAGTTTAGTTGATTCAGTTACAAATTTAACTGCATCTCCTGTACTTTGACCAGCTGAAATTGCATCATAAACATTATTTGCAATTTCATTTGCTGAGATTCCTGTTTGATTTGATAGATCTACTATTGCTTTCTTCATATTATCATAACTAACTATAGATTCATCAGCTATTGTCATAACCTTCGCCATACTATCTTCAAAAGTTATGCTTGCAGTGACACTTGCTACTCCAGTTCCAACTATTGCTGTACTTACTGGTTTTAACTTATCACTCATTTTGCCACTAGCTTGAGATACCTTATCAAAATCTTTTTCTAACTTATCCAATTTTAAATTAGATATTTGATTATTTACATCCTCAAGAGCCTTTTTATTCTTTAATATAGATTTTTCAGTATTATTCATTTTGGTAGTTGCATCAATTAGCTTACTGTTACTTCTCTCAATGGCTTTTTCACTTTTAGCATATTCTTCTTTTAATTTTGCTAATTCTTCTGATAGTGCCTTTGTTTCTTTACTGTTCTTGCCTGTAGTTTCAATACTTTCTTTCTTTTTCTTAGTAACATCATCTATTTTCTTGCTTAACTCTGCTTGTTTACTCTTTTCCTTTTCAATTTCTGAATTAATACCTACTATTCTATTTTTATAGATATCTATAATTTTATTTTGAGCTTGAATTTTAGCTGTTAACTCTTTTTGTATTGATGATAACTTTTCTTGAGCGTTTCCAAAGAGCTTTGCTTTCTCTGTAGCAACTCCACATTCTGAACTAACAAGCTTTAATTGCTTTGTTACTTCTTTCATTTGTTTTTGAAATTCACTACTTGATGCACCAATTTTTATATTTGCTCCTGGCATTTGTTCACCTCCTACCCTTGAAATTCCCCACTATTGTCGCTTTCTATAGGGTTTCTAACCATATCAAATTCTAAATAATCTATATAATCAACAACATCCATGTCCATACACTCTTTATAACTCATCTTGTGAACTTTTATTGCATACCTTATTATCCAAAAGAAAACATCTACCCACTTATCCTGGTTATCTTCTATTTCTTCATATCCATTTTCTTTGTCGTACTCATCAAAGGCGGAAGTTTCTTTTTCTTCACTTCCGCCTTTTATTTTTTTATTAAATTTTCCATCTTCTTCATTGTTTTATTTCCAATCTCTTCACCAAGCTTTATAAATGTTGGATATATGTCGTCAAGATCAATTCCATCTAAAAGCTCATCAAGTGAAAATTTATCACCAAACATTTCGCATATATACTCGCACATTAAATCATAATGTTCTTGAGTAAAAACACCTTCTTCATCTGCTTGATTCATTACATCTTGAATTTCAAGCATTCTTTTTAGGGCTCTACCTCGCATTCTAATAGTAGAAAATTCTTTTATTTCAGTCTCTCCATTGTTTATCATTTCTAATTTTATTTTCATATGTCACCCACCTATAAAATTTAATAAATATAAAAGAGCAGGAAAATATTTTCCTACTCTTTAGATTTTAGTTTTACCTACTATAGCTTTTCCAACCCTAGCATCTTCTAGGGGCTGACTAGGGTGTACTATATTCTTGAACTTTAGCAAACCAATCTGCTATTGCTTGAGCTGCGCTAGTATCTGATTCAAGCAAATTACTCTCATCAACTTGAATTGAATATAGATTTTTCTTCTTTCCATCTATAGTATCTTCCTTCTGTCTAGCATAAAAACTTCCCTTTAAACTAGCAGTTTGAGTTTTAACTTTATCTTCTTGAGTTTCATAATTCATTTCAGGTCTTTCAAGCTTTCCACAGTAATACCATGTAAATTCATATTTACCATTTCGCCTTTTCGCTCTCCAACCAATGGCAATTTCTTTAGCCCCATCTCCTGCAGCTTTTAATAAGAATCCGTTTTTATATAAGTTTTCATAAAGCTTTGCATAGTCTTGTGGAGCTAATGTATTTACTGCAAAGTCTATGTCAGTACCTTCATATTGTTCAACTATTTCTTCAACATTATCATCACTATACACCTTTTCTTGAGTGAATTTATCACTTACCTTTGCATTTAGTGCTCTTGCAAGCTTTACAGGTGTCTCTGTTGCATATGTTGTCCCATTATTAGTAGTAACCGCTGCAATATAAATATCCTTTAACCCACAAATTCTACTTCTTACTATAGTTTCTGCTCCTGGCATTTATTCTACCTCCTCTAAATAAGTAAACCTTAATGCTTTGTGATGTATTTTAGTATCAGTTTCAAAAAAATCCTGTCCTTCAACATATCCAAAGTCATTTAATAACATTAACTTTTTTACTTCTTTTTTTAATTTCCACTCATCCTTCAAACTCCAAATATCAATTTGAATAGTATGAATAACATCTTCTTCTTTATCATCAGAAATATTGTTACTTCTATCACTTAACTCACAAAAAGTAATGTGAGTATCATTAATATTTTGGTCATACCACCCTTGAACAACTGTAATTCCTCTAGATGATATACTTTCTAATACTTTTGCTATAATTTCTATAATATCCATGTACTCACCTACTTTAAATTTGAAATTAAATTCTTATACTCTTCTTCTACAACCCTATTCATTTCTTTTTGACTAGCCTCTATAGTAGGGTATAAAACAGCATGTGGCTCTCTAGTTGTATTCCCCCATTCTTCCCATTGCATATAGGAATATGGTGCATTTTTAGATTGATCCCACCCAACAGTAATAAATTTAACCCCTTTAATATTTTTAATCTTACTAACTTCAATATTATCTGCTGCATGTTCCCCAGTTTTAAGACCTTTTATTCCACTTTTCTTAGGATTTTTACTCCTATGAACCTTTGGCTTTAAGTTTTTTTCAACTATTTTTGCACACTCTTTAATAATCTTTGTATTAGCCTTATCAATTTCCTTTTCACTTGAAACACTTTCAAACTTTTTTATAAGCTCATCTAGCCCTTCAAATTCAATCCACATACCTTATATGCCTCCATCATGTTTAATCATTACTACATCACCATTCTAGCCTTAATGTAAACATAATCTTTTGAGTTGCCTTTAAAGTCCACATGATATACTTGATATTCAACATTATCAAATACTATAATAAATTTATTTTTATCTGTAGTTCTCATGTCCTTAACTTTATTACAATATCTAACCTTGAATACCAATACATTTTCATACTTTATATTTTGTGCATCATAGAGTTCTTTCCCATACAGCTCCATTGGAGTACACCAACAATCATAGTAATTATTAAGTGATTCTTCCCATCTTCCATCTACTATATCTTTTACTTTCTTTTTAATACTAATTCTACTATCCACTTACTCTACCTCGCTATAATTGCTCAATTTATCTAGTATAGTTGTTACAATAGTATCTTTTTTAGTATTATTGGATATTTCAGTCCCTTTTTTCTCATACATATCATATATAAGCTTTTTCTGCAATAAATCAGCTAACTTCACAGCTTTTTTATCACTCTTATATCCAGTTCCAACACATGAGCTAATATATTCCTCACTAATCTCAAGTAATTCATATAAAAGGTCATCATCATCTTCATAGTCAATTCTTAAATATCCTTTTACTTCTTCTAAAGTCAATATAATCACCTTCTTTATAAAAACAATGAAAGGGAAATTAATCCCTTTCATCTTAAGTAATTATTTTGTATTAATTGCTATTCATTAACTCTTTTGCTTTTAAATCTGCAATTAAATTATTAAATGCTGTTACTACTGCTGCAACTTCTGCCCCACCATCTAACGCATCTACCTTATTTAATTTATTAATTACTGCATCTGCTCCTTTAGGCCCTTGTGCTCCCTTTATATTGCCTATCTTCTGCCAACTTCCACTAACTTTTTTATAAACATCAAAATTATCTGTTTTTAAGTATAAATCTCCGTCTCTACCTTCTGAATTGGGAATATTAGTTCCAAATAACCATCCTAACCCATTAGTTCCTGCTGCTCCTGGATCTCCTGTTTCACCTTTAGGTCCTGCCGGGCCTGGAGTAAGCTCTATATTTGCAATACCATTCTCTATGTGATTTAACTTTTCTTGCGTTATTTTTTCTCCATCAATCCATGTTTGCTTTTCGTATGCTGCCATCTTTTATTACTCCTTTCCAACCTTTGCTTCCCCAACTTTTGCTTTTCCTACCCTAGATGTTTCTAGGGCTTGATTAGGGCGTTACTTCAAACTCTATTTTCTTTATTGATCTAGTAGCACCCTTAACTACATCAAATCTTTCTATAGCTCTCAAACAATCTTGATTCTTATTGAATAAGAATTCAGTAGATTTTGTAATCTCTACACTTTTTCTATCAAAGAACTTACAAGCTTCTTTCACATTAGCTACATAATAAATTAACTTTCCATGAGAAGCTGTTACTACTGTATCTGAAAGTTCTACTATAGGTTTATTGTTAAACATAGCTACTCCATTTACATAAGTAATTAAGTTTAATTTTCTACCTAAAGAATCTTTCTTATTCTTTAAATAAACAAATCCTGCTGTATTAGTTATAGTAATCGCACCTGCTCTAGCAGATGGAACTAAAGAATCAATTGCTTTTTCTACATCATCATAATCTGTAGCTCCTTCTACTTCTGTAGCTCCACTTTTTATAATTTCTAAGATTTCTTCATTTTCTATTGCTATAGCACCTTCTGCAAAGTCTGGCATTAAAATATTCTCTACTATTCCAACAACCTCATCATCTGTTAGACTTCTTTCAATAGGAACAAATTTACCATAATCCTCTACATCATATTTTATTTGATTTGTACTTACAGCTCCATCATCTATAGGTGTATCACTTGATAATTTTGCAAGCTTATTTTGTCCTAAATTAGCTACTGGCATTTTACCTGTCTTATCTGTAACCGGAATAACATGTGCATATTTTTTTAATGATGGATATCCATCTCTTAACAACATTAAATCATTAACATATCCTTCTGGTAATAATCCTCCATTTCCTGCTACTGTAACTAAGCCCCTCTCTTCATCTGTCATTTGCATATTAAGTAAATGCTTCCCTAATGCTCTTAACTCATCTTCTCTTGTATACTTTCTTGTTTCATCTCCTGCACCAGATGGTATTTGAACACCTCTACCTTGTAGATCTCTTAATTCTCCTTCTTCAATGGATAGAGCTGTTTCTAAATCTTCTTCTAATCCTCTCACTTCTTCTGCTAATGCTCTTGCTGCAGTCATATCTCCTGCATCCATTTTTGCTCTTGCCTCTGCTCTTTTATCTTTAATTTTCTCCATTATTTCTTTAGATTTCATTTTATTACCTCTTCTTTCTTATTTTTTATATAAATTAAAGCCCTAGCTCAATTGCTAAGACTTCTCTTTCTTTTGCTAAATTTCTTTCCTGCTCTGCTTCCTCTTTAGCTCTTTTATACGTAGTGGCACTTGATTGCGAGTATGCAGGAAATGTAACTAAGCTTACATCTACTATTTTTTTGATCTTCTTTATTGTTCTTAGGTCATATCCTCTTACACCATCATCCCAATCCCATTTTTGAGCTTCTTTATCACCCCAATCTATTCTAAATCTAAAGCTACATTTATCAATTACTCCATTCTTAATATTTTCTATTAAGTCCCTTGAGTAAGTTGTATCTGTTGGTATAGCTTCAAAAAATAACCCTTGTGAATCTACAGTTAATTTTAAACTTCCAGTACCTTCTTGCTTATTATTTCTAGCCAATACCTTATCTTCACTATGATTAAAAGTAAGAATAACATCACTAAGGTCTGTATCATCTAAAGCTCCTAAAGCTATAACTTCTCTATAGCCTAAATCTTCTGACATACTGTTAAATCTTAAAGCATACCCTTGTATGCCTAATTGCTTTTCATCCCCCATTTCTCTTACTTCAAATTGAGACGTACAGCTAAAATAATCTCTATTCTTTTCCATCATTATCACCTCCTTTCGCAGTCTTCTTATTCTTTTTATTTTTCAGATAACTTACATTTCCTTCTAATAAATCCTTTAAAAGAACTTGTCCACTTGGAAGTGTAACTGTTCCCTCATTATCTAATGGAACGCCCAATAATCCTTTGGCATATTCTAAACTGTAGACACCATTTTTAACGTAATCTATGATAATGTTCTTTTGTTTTTCTGCTGTTGTTCTAAGAAGTACACCAAAATTAATATCAAAGAAATATCCTTGATTATATTTATCAATTCCTACGTATTTATAATTGAATTCTTGTTCTAAGCTCTTAATTTTGATTAATAAGGTATCAGTTAAATACCTTAAATTCTCAGCTTCTATATCTACATTTCCTGAAACATCTTCCCCTATCATAGAAGGAGTTAATCCCCAACAAGAAGCCATCTCTCTTCTACTCATTGAACGAAGTTCCTTAAACTGTGAATCAGCTAGTGATAAGTTTAAAGGACTTACATTATATCCTGCTGGTACTGTAAAAATACGTCCTACTGATGAAAACATACTGTTAAACTTCTTTTGAATCTTTTTAAGCTCTTTTTCATCCTTTATATCACTACTTAACTGAATTAACGCCTTAGAAGTCAGACCATTATTAAACAACTCAGCTAATATAGCTTGCCCCTTTAAATTTGTTTTCATAGATAACTCCATATACTTCCTAATAGGATTAGCTGTTATTCCATCAGTTGTCATTCCTCCAAAGTACATAATACAATGTGCTTCTGGCACTATCTTTGTTTTGTTGTTACAAACTATTTCTATAGCTACCGGAATCCCCTTCATGCTATCTATTAATCCCTTATCATCTATAAAAAATTGATTTATTCTACAAGGATAAAGGTTTCCTGTTGCTGGGCAAGCATATAAACAACTAACTCCCTCATGCTCTCCAATAGTAACTAAAGCTCTAATCATATTAATAAAATTCATCCCCTCATTCGGTCTTAAGAATTTATCATTATATCTAAACTCTTTAGCTATTCTATCTCCCTTTTTATCATCATGATACTTAACACTAAAACTCAAACTAGCAATCTTATTAGCTGTGTAATTAATACATTTAAGATAAGTAGATTCTTTTAAGTACTCCTCACTTGTTAAATTATTTTTATTTATACCTCTCCAACTGAAGTTTTCAACAGCTTCATTATATGTGTATTCTTTACCTTCATGGTTAAATAAATTTTTTAGGATCACTTTATCACATCCTTTCTAGTTATCAGTATCCTCCTTAAAAGTATTTTTCTTGACTTGTGATGTTTTTGCTTTATGTATTAGTAAAGCTAATATTATAAATGTTATTCCTAATAATATAAGACCTAAGTTAACATTAATATTAAAAATAGCTTTAAAAATCAGAAAAAAACCTCCTAATATCATTAAATCTGTAATATCAAATTTTTTAATAAATTTCTTAATTTTATTTATTATTTTTTTCATATACTCACTCCCAATTCACATTATCTAATGCATCTATTGCTGTATAACCATCATCTGGTAACACAAATTCTGTATATGCAAATATTAATACAACAACCATATCTATTCTTTGCTTATTTTTATCTTCTTTTATAAGCATTTCGTCATCAGCCTTACCTTTACTTGTGCTAGCATTAGACATATTCCAATCCAATAATTCATTTTCAACATATCTAATTTTATGATCATAGACTCGCTTTCTAAATTCTTTTGTTGCTGGACTTAAATTGGTATAAGTCTGCTTTAACATTACAACATCATAATCTTCAGATAATCTTTCAACTAACTCTTTAGCATTCATTGGATCTGTTACAATACAACCAATTGTACATTCATATTCTTTTTCTATACTCCTTATATACTCTTCAACTTTTGTATAATTAACTGTCATCCCTTTGTGAATATCACAATATTTTTGTCCTGCATATTTTCTATAATCTATATGCTTTTCTCTTCTATTTGGCAAACTATCTTCTGGTAAAAAACCATGTGACTTACAATAAATGATATCTTCATCCTCAAACTCAATTCCTACAGCAGTCAAGTCTGTTGTTACAGACATATCTAGTCCTATGGTTACTGTTTTCCCTTTAATTTTTTCTCTAAATTCTTTATCGCTTATTTTGCATTTCTTCCAGTAGTCGATATCTAAATATTTATTTAATTCATTAGATTTTAAAAATATATTTAAATTTTTAGTTAAAAACTCTTCTTGCTCGCTTGTTTTAATCTTAGCCATCTCTCTATCTTCTTTGATTTCTTTGTAATTTTCTTCAATTCTAAGTGGATTCGCTTTATATAAGCCTTCATCTGTCCACGCTTCTTCTTTAGTCGCATAATAAAGTAAAGCAAATAATCTATGATTAGTTACTGCTCCTTTTAGAACAGCTCTATCATATTCTAATTCTTCAAGCATAACTGAATCACTTTCAGCATAAGCAGTGGTCAACTTTAGCATTAACGGATTTTTAACGCTTAATTGTCCTTTTCTCATAGCTTGTATATTATCATTACTTGTAAAAGCTCCAACTTCATCACAAACTACAGCTGCTGGTCTTATAGCATTGTTCTTATTAGCTTTTGATGTTCTAGGATAATAAAAACTATTTGTAATTAAACATCTAATAACACCTATTTCACTTTCAGATACAAAGAAATGTTTTTTTATAGCTGGACTTGCACTTATTATTTGTGCCATAGCTTTTCTTATTTCTTTTGCTAAATCTCTATCTAAACATATAGAATAAAATTCACTATAATCTTGCTCTGTAAGCATTAACAATAAAAATACTATAGCAGCGATGAAAGTTTTAGCATTTTTTCTAGGAATAAATAATACTACATCTCTATACCTGAATTTACTTTTATCTTCCTTATATCTCCAACCAAAAATTGCACATATAAAAAAGGCTTGAAAATTTTCTAAGCCTTCTAAAACTTGTTTTCCTGCAATAAATCCAGTGGCATAATTAAATAACTTCAATAGATTATTTATCTTTTTCAACTTTTTTTCACTAAAACAAAATTCAAATTCATCTGAATATTGATTTATATAATAATCATCTAAGAATATTTGACATTGTAATCTTACTTCATCTGTAGTTATTTCTTCTCCTGAAACTACATCTTCACAATATTTTAAAGCTTTATCTAATAAAATCATTCATCATCATCTTCTTGTAAAGCTTTTTTTACTGGATCTTCATTCTCATCTTTAGCCTTTAATGATAGACTTCCAAACTTTGCTCTACTTTGTGGTGATAATGAAAGCTCGTTACAGCATCTATAAAAATCTTTATTATATTTATCCTTAGCACTCATTAAATCCTTATTCATTATTGCCTTTGGATTCTTATTTATTATTTTTTCAATGTATTGTAATCTATCAATGGCTATACTACAGTTTGCTAAAATATATACATCTAAATTACTTAATATTTGACTTGCTTTTAACTCTTCAACAATATTGATATATATATACTTTTGTTTATCTGTTAAGTATTCTGGAGGAACTTCTATTTTATCAGCTAATCCCTTTAACTTTTCCTCTGTTTCTTTTCTTCTTTCAATTTCTTCTTTTGAGTTATGTCTACTTTGACCTTCAATACTTTTGCATGGCCTAGCCATTTTTCAACTTACCTCCTTATAAAGTTTTAAAACTTTCATTTTGGGATATTTTTATGACTGGTAGAGCACATCGGACATTTTTTATCTCTATATAAATTTTCTTGTATCCCCCGGGTATCTTTTTCCTTATCCAACATCAAATTCTTCTTTTGTTTTTCTTAAACATTCAAGTAATATTCTTTTCATCTTCACTTTCTCTTTATCTGACTTTAGATAAGCTTTATGAACTTTTATATGGTTTGATTGTGTTAGATATATTAAGTTGCTTTTATCTAGAGCTCTTTCCCTACACTCTTTTAATTCATCTATATGATGCATAGCATATCCTTCTACTATTTCACCAGTAGTGTAATACTCATACCAGTCAATCTTAAGTAATTCTATTTTTCTAGATTCCTTGCATTCAATCCATGTATTACTCCTATAAAATGCTTGCTCATATTTATCCTTCCTTTTAGCTTGATATTCTTTGTATCTTTCCCTAGTATTATCAATCTGGCACTTGCAAGTAACATTTATAGGTATTCTTTTACCACATGAACCACAACGTTTGTACAGCATACTTAAATAATAACCTTGCTATCTATTTCCCTTTCTTTAAGCTTTAATGACTTCTTATCTATATCTATCTTGTGAGGATCATTCTTCCAATTAGCCTTCTTCTTATTCTGCAACCAAAACTTTTGAGCGTTAACATCTGGATGACTATACTTTTTAACTTTCGATATAACCACTTTTTCTTCCACAACAATTTGTCCATCAACCACTTTTTCTTCTTTAACTTTTGTTGGTACTTCCTCATAATAATGAAAGCCTGTTGCCTTTTTAAAAACTCCTTTTTCTACTTCTTGATTGAGCTTATCTTTTCCAGTAGCAATTACGCCCTTAAGTGCTACGCTTTCAGCTTTGTATTTCCTAAATGTGGAATATCCCATTCCTAATTCAGATGCTATTTCTTTATCAGTGCAACCTCGCTCAACCATTGATTCTATCTTGTCTAAGCTACTATTTATAAGCTCTTCAAAACTGTCTTTTCTTGACATTTTATCCCTCCTTTATCGTAGCACTCACTTTTTAAAGTGCTATGATAATTTTGTATATTTCCCTTCCAATTTTTCAGCCTTACATTTTGCACTTTTTTATACTTTTATTAAAATCTATCCTAACCCTTGGTATTACTTGCTTTGAAGTACTTTTTTTATTTTCTATTGAATCAGTAATATAGGTGACGATTACGCATACCATTTTTTTAATGCATATATTAGAAAGAATTTTTTATTTACCCCTCTAATAAGCACCATTTCTTTTTTTACTGATTTAGCCCTTAAACAGTAATTTAACCTTATATTCCTGAATCAGCTATTCTTGCAGCATCTTTTGCCATTTGTTCTTTTAATCCTAAATATCTTTTAGTTTCTTCAATACTCTTATGTCCTAATGCTATTCTTACCGCTTCTAAATTCCCCTTAGTTTCATTGTAAATTTTAGTAGCGTATGTTTTTCTTGGACTATGTCCTGTAATATGTTCTAATCCGATAGCAATGCCAACTTCTTTTAATTTATCGCTATAAGATTTTTGTGTTAATGCTTCATTTCCATTCCCTTTTTTGCTAGGAAATGCAAATTCCGACCTTTTCTTTCCCTTGAGATATTGTTTTAAATGTTTCTCTAATGTCGGTCCAATCTTAGCAACTCTTTTCTTTGGCTTTTTTCTATTAGGATTTTTAGCGACTTCACTTTGCCATTGCTTGTACTGCTTTTGCTCTTGAATTTCAAAATATCCTTTATCTAATGCATCTTTTATTTCTCCAACAGTCAATTCTATTATGTCTTGCATTCTATATCCAGTTGCTCTAGCTAGTAAAAATAACATTAAATTTCTCTCTGGATATTCTATACTTAATTCAACTAATTTTTCTTTATACCTTTCATACTTAGAATCTGGAATAGGATTTGCCGACCCTTTTTCCCAATCTCTTTTTTTCATTTATTCCACCTGCCTTAATGCTCCTCCACTTCTTTTATAACTTCTTTCTTTCATACAATCTCTAATATTGTTAGTTGCTTTTTCCCTAACAAATTTCTTGCTGCCACAATGAGCACATGCTAAGTATTTATTATCCCTTTTTGTATCTTCAACTTCATTTTCTAATAAAATGTTTGATTTTCTACACTTCTTACAAATTAAAATCACATAAATATTTTCCATCTACTCACCTTCTTTCTAATAAAAAAAGAACTATGAAAATAGTTCCTCTCTCTTTCTATATTCTGATTTTCTATATCCTGATTTCTTTATATTTTTATCTATTCTTCCACTGCTAAACTCATTTACAAATCTTCTAGGAGTATCAAAACTTACTATTCCAGATATAGCTTTATTTAATACTATATCTCCATTCTCATTTGTTTTATAAATAGATTTATTCCTTCTTATAAACTCTTTATCACTCATATGTTGCCTTGCTTCACGCCTAGTTACCTTTTTAACTTCTTCATTAAACGCTTTTGCTATATCATGTTTTTTCTTCAACAATCTCATGTTTCTTTGTATGCACTTTTGTACTGCATGCTTTGAAGCATTAAGGCTTTTTGCAATATCTGTAGCACTATACCCTTTTAAATACATTTCCTTAACTTTTTCTTTATCAAGCATATATTCCTCCTAAAAAAAGATATAGTTATTCCATACCATAAAAGTGGACATTTCTATAAGAAATATAATTAATATTTTTGCTAAATTACTCATTTGAATATATTTTAAAACATTATAAAACTTTTGAACACGACATTTTAGGCGACATTTTAAAAAAAAGAGATAGAAAAATCTATCCCTTTTAAACACCTCATATTTTATTTTTTTAACTTGTTTTCTATCCTTTGTACTTGTCTACGTGAAATACCAAGCATTTCTCCAACTTTCTCTTGAGTATATCCTTTATCTCTTAAATATTTTACTTTATCCTTTGTACTATCAATTTTAGATACCTTCATAAGATCTTCTTCTATTGTTGTTATAACTATTTCATCATTGGCTATTAGGTAGCATAATTTTCTTAATACATCTTCGTTATGTTTCTCAACTTTATTATCTTCGCAAAACTTTCTAAACTTATCTTCATCTATTTTCATGAGAACTCATCTCCTATGCTGCTATATGCTGTAACATACCATTTTCCAAATATCTCTTTAGTTAATAAATAATCTGTTACTTGCCACATTGCTGTTATCGAATTATAGAACTTTAATTTAACTATCCCAGATTCAATATTTAATAATTTGTAACTATGTTTCGTATTTAAACTAGTTATAATATACCCTTCAAAAAGCTTGTCCCAAGCTCCCATAAAATCATATTCATTTTTCTTATCAACCTGTTTAAATATTATATCTTGCAAGCTAACTACATCCTTACCATGTTATATTTTAGATTAATGCTTGTTCTCAACTTCACCTTTCTTAGTATGCTAACCCAAAATTTTTAGCTGTTGTTGCAATATCTCCATCAAATTCAAAATAAGTGAACTTAATACTTTCTTTAGTTGGTATAGCTCCTAAGAATTTAAGTTGTTCTATAATAGACTTTTCTTTTTTATTACTAAGCTTTACACGAGTCTTGTTTTTATCTATTAATCTTGCTTCCATTTACTTATTCCTTTCTTAGAATTATGACCTATATTAGTAATCCAGTTCCTTCACAATGCTTACACTTTACTTGTGTATCTTTTCCTCTAACTGATACACCTTCAGTAATTACTACACTTTGCATTGCTTTTAGCTTTCCACTTCCCAAACAATATGGACATGGTTTAATTTTTATGTTTATATCCGCTTTGATTTCCATACTCTCTCCCCTTCTTGAGAATATAAATTATTTCTCTTTGATTGAATGTATAAAATTCATTTTTTGAAACTCTAATAAATGTTTCTTACATAAACATCTTTTAGTATCTATCTGCGGTATATAGATATCTGCTACTGCTCTTCTATAACACTTTTTACTATTGCATATACCTAAAAACA